CGCTTGCTGCTAACGCAGTTCGGTCGCTTCGCTCCCTCACAAAGGGAGCTTTTTATTGTAGATTGCCTGGAACGATAGCACTGCTATGGCCTGGCGTGAGTTTAAGGATTGTCCCGTCTGCGGAGAGGAGATGCTCACCTGGCGCGAAACTCAGGAGACCTGCAGCAAAGCTTGCCAGGGTTATCTAGCCAGGCATAAAAGAAACTACCCCGCGCACGAATGGGGGAAGCTCTATCAAGCTGGTGCGACTTACAAAGAGATAGCGACTCAGTATGGAGTCAGTTACGCTGTAGTGAGGAGATCGGTTCAAGCAGCAGGTTTTCCACCACGTACAGATCACGAGCATCTTCGAAAATATGACGCTCCCGCTAAAGAAAAATCAGTTCAATCCTGAGGATCGAGAGCAGCGCTGCCGGAGGCTGTACCGCAAGCAGCAGAGCGGGCTTACCTGTAGGGCCTTGGTATTCGAGCACATGGAGTGCGAATCCATCTCCCTGGCCACAGCCTGGCGCGATTGGGACCAAGTAAAAGCTTGGAACGATGAGGACTTCTCCAGTAATAGGGAGCATCTGGTCGCACGCCTGAACGCAATGCGCTTCAGAGCCATTAATATGGCCCTTAAAAAAGGCCAGCTACAGAGCGCCGCGCAAATGATGGACTCCCTAGGTAAGGCAGTCGGAGAGGGCACTGAATTCACTACTCAGGAAGACGTAAAATTGAATATTTCCATCGAAAAACAGGCCGATTAAGGCCCGTTTCTGATTGTTATTTAGTTTTTAGGATTCTCTCTGCTAATTGTTTTTTAGAACGCTTGGAGCGGGTGCCTGCCATGACCATCAGCTCACGCTGCGTATGGGCGGCCATGAGGCCCTCCACTGTGAGGGGTGCTGTGTGCCTGGTGGCTGTGACGCGTGGTGCCTGAGGCTTGGCTGCTGGTGGCTGTGGCTGAGGCGCTGGTGCGAGCCCTAAGAGCCTCACATAAGCCGCGGCCAGGCGGTCGTTGGTGGCGTGTAGCCACTGGCCAAGCATGTAGCCGGCCGTGTATACGGCCACCAGGGCTGGGGCGATGGCACGGGCCACCGTCTCCAACCGTGTGCCAATCTCGGCACTGGTCAAAATCTTCATTTGTCTAGGTGCGATAGTTTGTGTGTACTAGCTAGCCGACGGCGTGTGCCAGTCCTGCTGCTGTACTCTCATATTATACACGATAATAGTGTACTATGGAGTAGTACATGTGCCACTTTCTATACTGTACTAGGTTACAGTTTGTTACGATTACGATAGTACATTTGTACTCGCGTTTCGCGTGCGTGCGAACGTGTACTTGTGCCAGTAGTACGGGGTGGCACAAGGGGGTACAGTTGCGATAATGATAATCATTATCACAGTGCAGGGAACCTACAGGTACATCTCAAACAATGTTTACCCTATTACACGGGGGGTAGGGGTTCAATCCTCAGAATCCCTGGAACGACCCACAAAAATAATATGCTACAATATACACTACTGTGATACATCCCCATGGGCATGAACCGCTACCGCAACTACAAAGCCCTCTACGAAGAGGACGGCTGGGAATGGACAATCTGGCCGTACAGCATCGCAATGCTTGCAGGAACAATCTTCATCATGGCTGGAGCGGCAAATTCCGCCTCACTCACCAGAAAAGGAGCCTTTTGCCCCGTCGGTTACTACAGAACATCCGCATATTGCATGCCATTGCAGTCCACAACACCGCCCGCCGTCCCCCGCACCACCGAAAACTGCCCATTAGGCACCTACACTCAGTCCAACTACTGTGTTTCGCTGGAACGTGCCAAATAGTGCCGATTTAAGCCTCCGCCACGCCCAAGGCGAGGTCTTCCAGAGCAAAACCCGCTTCCGAGTCCTCGTCGCCGGCCGCCGATTCGGCAAATCCTACCTTTCCTGTATCGAACTCCTCCGCGCAGCCATCGAACGACCCGGCGAGGTGTACTTTTATTGCGCTCCCACCTACCGCATGGCGAAAGACATCGCCTGGAAAACCCTCAAATCCCTCGTCCCCCAGCCCTGGGTCGCCTCTAAAAACGAATCCGACCTCAAAATCGAGCTAAAAAACGGCTCAATGATCGAACTCAAGGGCACAGAAAACGCCATGGCCCTCCGCGGCCGCTCCCTCGGCGGCGTCGTCCTCGACGAAGCAGCCTTCATGGACTCAGCGGTCTGGTTCGAAGTGCTCCGCCCCGCCCTAGCCGACAAACAGGGTTGGGCATTATTCATCAGCACCCCCGAAGGCACCGCCTCCTGGTTCTATGAAATGTGGCTCTACTCCCAGGAACCCGAAAACAAGGACTGGGACGCCTGGTCCTACACCACCATCGAGGGCGGCAACGTCCCACCCGAAGAAGTGGAAGCAGCACGTGGCCAACTTGACCCACGAACATTCCGCCAAGAATTTGAGGCGTCCTTCGAGAACCTCTCGGGTCTGGTAGCAATCAATTTCAGCGAAGAAAACATCTCCAAAACCGTAAAAGACATCCCCGACCTAACCCTCTACCTGGGCCTCGACTTCAACGTCGACAACATGTCGTGCGTCTGCGCCGTAAAAGTAGACGACGAACTCCACATCTTCGACGAAATCATGATGGTGAACGCCACCACCTGGGACATGGCGGACGAACTCAACCACCGCTTCGGCCTCACCCGCAAAAAGGACATCTCCCCCGATCCCACTGGAGCGGCCAGAAAAACCGCCGGAGTCGGCCTCACGGACCACGCCATCCTCCGCAAAGCCGGAATTCGTGTCTCCACCCCCAAATCCCCCTGGAAAATCCGCGACAAAGTCAACTGCATCAACACCGCAATCCTCGACGGCAACCAAATCCGCCGCCTCAAGATCCACCCCAAGTGCCGCGAAACCATCAAATCACTCCGCACCCTGGTCTACGACGACAACGGCCTCCCCAACAAAAAACTAGGCGTAGACCACATGTTCGACGCCCTCGGCTACCTCTGCCTAATGAAATTCAATCTAAATAACTACGGTAAACTAGGTACAACAAGTTACCGCGTCTGGTAGATAGTGGCATTTCCTACCCCCGTCAATGCAGTCCGAGCTGACGGCTGGCTGGGCAACCCCTACTACCAAGGAAACGGCCCCGCCAACACCCCCTTCGTGCGCGACGGCCAAGTCCACGCCATGACGCCGGACTGGAACACCATGGCAGCCGTAACCACCGGCTCCGACTACATAAAAAACCTCCACGACCGTTATTTACCGCAAGAACCCCGCGAAGACGAAGATGCCTACCTGGGACGCATCTACCGCAGCGTCCTCTCACCATTTTGCTTGCGTTTAATCGAAAACGCCGCCGGCCTAGTCCTCCGCCGCCCCATCCAAATCGACGGCGACAAATACTGGAAAGACTTCAGCAAAAACGTCGACGGCCTCGGCTCCTCCATTAACGAATACGCCCGCCGCGCCCTCGTCTCCAGCCTCACCTACGGCCACTCCGCCGTCCTGGTCGACTACCCCACCGACCCCGGCATCCTCACCCTCCGCGACGAACTCCAGCTGGGACGCCGCCCCTACTTCATCAACATCGACGCCCCCCAAATCTGGGGCTGGCGCCAAGAATCCACCCTCCCCAGCAGCAAACTCACCCAAGTCCGCCTCCACGAATGGGTCTGCGTCCCCGAGGGCGACTTCGGCGAAAAACGCGAAGAACAAATCCGTGTCATCTACCCCGGCCGCTACGAAACCTGGAACACCGAAGGCATCGTCTCCTCCGGCACCTACAGCCTCGACACCATCCCCCTAATCCCCATCTACAGCAACCGAATGGGCATGCTCACCAGCAAACCCCCACTCGTCGACATCGCCTCCCTCAACATCACCCACTACCAACGCCAAGCCGACCTAATAAACGCCCTCCACATCGCCGCAATGCCCATCCTCGTCCTCGAAGGCTGGGACGACCAACCCGAAGGCACCAGCGTCGGCGTCAACTACGGATTATCCACAATTCCAGGCAACAAGGTCTACTACGTGGGCACCGACTCAAGCAGTTTTAGCGCCCAACAGGAAGAAATAAACCAACTAGAGCACCAAATGTCCAGCCTGGGTGTAACTAAGCTCCTCGGCCAAAAATTCGTCGCAGAATCGGCCGACGC